CGGAAGGGCTTTAGGAAGTCTAAGGCCAGAGATCGTGATAAGGCAAATTGGTTAGAAAACAATAACATAGATTTGATTATATTAAGCTATTCAGGTACTGAAGATGAGTGGAAACAATCTATTATCAATAGATAAGCTAGATGAGTTCATGGATAAGTTAGACAATTACATGTCTGACATTATTCATGTTGATCCAAATCCAGAAATAGAAAAAGTTCTGTCACTAACTAGCTTTGAACTTAAGTCTCTAACACCAGAAGAGTGTTGTGAAAAAGCTTATGCAATATACAACTATTGCAACTTTTTGCAGAAAAAGCACAACAAAGAATTAGCTAGAGCTAAGTGGTGTGAAGAATTTATAAACTATGCAGTCTCAAAGGTTTCAAACCAGTTCGATAAATACACTAAATGGGAAGTTAAGGTTAACTCTGTAATAAGAGAAGACGACTTCGTGCAAAAGGTTTGGAGAGTCAAGAGGGTCATAGATGGAAATGTGACTTCTTCTTCAGAAATAATTAGAGACATCAGAAAACAAGCAGATACGTTACTCGAACTTAGCAGAAGAAAGCAGAGTAGAGGTTAATTATGTCACCATTAGAAATGATAAAGAACGGATTACTTAACAATGATCTTAAAGAAATTGCTCAAGGTTATAATGCCCTCACGGGAGAAAGCATCTCAATCGGAGGCGAAGAACCAATCGCAGAAATGCCAGAAACACCTAGAAGTCAACCATACGCAGAAACCGAACAGCCACCAGTGCAGGTGCGGTCGTCGGACTTAGACTTCTCAGTAAAACCAAGAGAAGAACAAAAAACAAAGTATGGAAGAAGACAATCAATACAGGTTGGGGAAAATAAATTTGTTGATAATGGAACAGAAGCAAAGGGTGCTGAGTTTGAAACTCCCGATGTTCCTCTAACTCCTAGAAGATCTCCTGTGAAGATGGTTGAAGTTACTTGCCATAATTGTGGAAAAAAAGAAGAAATTAATCCTAGATACAAAGTAGGTACTTATCATCGTTGCAGTGAATGTTTAGGTTAAGCAGATTAAATGAAAAAAGAACTTAGTGATGTTGTTTCAGAAAGAGCCGTGCTTGCTGGTTTGATACGGCATGGAAAAAATGCTTTTATTGATATTGATGGAAAGCTAAACGAAGGATCGTTTACGCTAGAAGAAAACACAATAATTTGGAGTTGTCTTGCAAAACTATTTGAGACTTCGGATACAGTTGATTTGTCTAGCCTTTATGCGGCAGCAAAATCAATAGACTTAGACTCAGTTTTTATGAAGCGTGTCCCTAAAGACTATTACAAAACTCTTCAGTCCATAAACGTAGAGTTAAGCAATGTTAAGGAACATGCAAAAATTTTAATTAAGTATGCGATAGCTAGAGAAGTAGACAGGAAAGCAACTCAAATAAAGTCAAACATCAGGGATATTAACATTGCTGACAGTACACCGACTGGAATAGTTAGTGTAGCTGAAGCGGCTGTGTTTAACCTCATTGATGATTTTCATGGTCAAGCAGAGAATGAACCCACCGACATTGGAGAAGACATTGACGACTACATCCAGAGCTTGATTGATAACCCCAAAGAGATGATGGGTTTGAGTACAGGATTTCCACGCTTCGATAAAGCTATTGGTGGAGGTTTAAGAAGAGGGAATGTTGATCTAATTGCGGCCAGAGCTAAAGCTGGTAAGAGTTTGTTTGCAGATAGTGTAGCCTTGCATGTTGCCGGAAATCTTGGAATACCAGTCTTAATGTTAGACACAGAAATGTCTAGAGAAGATCATATTCATCGACTACTAGCAAACATGTCTGATATAGAAATCAATGATATATCCACTGGTCAATTTGGAAAGTCTAGTGGTCTACAAGAAAGAATAAAACAAGGCGTAGAAAAATTAAAAGAGCTTCCTTACAAATACGTCACAATAGCTGGAACGAGCTTTGATGAAACGCTCTCTATCATGAGAAGGTGGTTAAGAAGAGAAGTTGGTTATGACGAAAACGGCAATACCAATCCATGTTTAGTAATTTATGACTACCTCAAACTTACAAGCTCTGCACAAATGAATGACATGAAAGAGTTTCAGGCTCTCGGATACCAGATGCAACAACTCGTGAATTTTACTATTAAAGAAAAAGTTCCATGCTTATCGTTTGTGCAATTGAACAGAGATGGAATTACTCGTGAGTCAGAAGATGTCATTAGTGGGTCTGACAGACTGTCTTGGTTTTGCAGCAGCCTAACTATCTTCAAAAAGAAGTCAGAAGAAGAGTTAGCAGAAGACGCTGGAGAAAGCGGAAATAGAAAATTGGTTCCACTAATAGCTCGTCATGGAGGCGGTCTAGCAGACGACTTTGATTATATTAACATGAGCCTCAATGGTGCTTTTGGAAGAATAGACGAAGGGTTCACAAAGTCAGAGTACATCCTAGCTAATAAAAAACAAAAAGAAGGATTTGAAAACGAAGTTAGCGATAAAGAAGAAGGCTTTGTAGTTGAGGAGGAAATTGATGAAGACAAGCCTTTCTAAAACAAAGCTCTCGGCAAAAGAACTAAAAAAGCTTTCAGACAAAGCCGCAAAAAGAATTTCTTTTATACTTTTTCATTTTGGTTATAGATCAAATGATTGTGGCGACAACGTGTTTTGTCCCTGTCCAATACATGGCGGAGACAATCCAACTGGTTTTTCTATGAACACTGATGACTCCAGTACGTACTTTGGGAATTGGGCATGTTGGACTAATCATTGTCACGAAGAGCATATAAACACACCGATAGGTCTTATAAGAGCGTTGATGTCAATAAGAGAAGACCGAGAAGTAAACTTTCAAGAAGCCATTGAGTACACAATAAAGCTGACTGAAACAGACCTAGAAACTTTAGCAAAAGAATCAGAAGGCTTTGAGTTTGACACATGTGATTCAAAAGTAGAAAGAGAACACCAAAAAAGACAAAGGAACATAGATGGTGGTGTTGCAAGAGAAAAAGTCAGGTCTTCATTAGTCATACCGCCAGAGTATTATATTAAAAGAGGATACACAGCTGAAGTTTTAGACCAGTTTGATGTAGGCACTTGTCCAAGAGCTAAGAATCCCTCCATGAGAGATAGGGTTATTGTTCCTGTCTATGATGATGACTTTGAGTGTATGGTCGGCCATCTTGGTAGAACACAGCATGAAAATTATCAGGGAAGGAAGTGGGTCAACTCAGAAGGTTTTTATACAGGAGTCTGGCTTTATGGCTATTGGTTGTCAAAGCCTTTTATAAACAAAACTAAGTCAGCCATACTAGTTGAAGGACAGGGAGATGTTTGGAGACTTTGGGAAGCTGGTATAAAAAACGTAGTTGGTATCTTTGGTGCGAGTTTATCCGATGCCCAAATGAGAATACTAGAAACGTCTTCTGCCCTTACTATCATTCCTCTGACAGACAACGATCAAGCTGGCATCAAAGCAAGAGAGTCAATTAAGAAGAAGTGTGGTAGGATGTTTAATATAGTAGAAGTTGACTTACCAGCCAAAGACGTTGGCGAACTTTCTGTGTCCGAAATAAATAAAATCATAAAACCACAAATTGAGGGTCTATACAATGACTAGAATAATTGGATTTTCTGGAGCCAAGCAAAGCGGCAAGACTACTTGCTGCAAGTTTCTTCATGGCTATCAAATGAGACTTTTTGATTCAATAGAAAAATTCTTAATGGATACGGATGGGAATTTAATCATCAATGCTATCTATATGGATGATAAGGGAGAAGAGACTAAAGGCTTAGGCATACTAGACATTGAACGTAGAGATGCTGAGTTTATTGAATATGCATCAACTAAAATATGGCCTTTCGTGCAGTCATTCAGTTTCGCAGACCCATTAAAGGCTATCTCAATGCAGTTATTTGGCCTAACTGAAGAACAATGCTTTGGAACTGACGAACAAAAGAATACACCCATCAACATTAAATGGGAAAATATGCCGTTGATTGGAAACAGAACTGGATTCATGTCAGCTAGAGAATTCTTGCAATATTTTGGAACAGACGTTTGCAGAAGAATTAAAGACAGCATCTGGGTTGATAGCTGCATAAAAAGAATACTACAAAGCGGAACAGAAATGGCTATTGTTCCAGATGTTAGATTTCCTAATGAAGTCAAAGCAATACAAGAAGCTGGAGGTAAAGTAATAAGGCTTGATAGAAAACCTCACGAAGATGGTCATCCTAGCGAAGTCGCTTTGGATACCTACAAAGGTTTTGATTATTACATCAAAAACCATGACATGACTATTGATGAAACCAACATGAAACTGCTAGATGTCCTAAAGGAGTGGGGATGGCTACAAACAAAAAGTTTATAAGTATTCCATGGGATGACGGAATGGTCACTCGTGCAAGAAAAAAAGCCAATCAACTTGGAAAGATAAATAACTCTATCCTAAAAGGTGGCGGTAATGCGGCAGGCTATCTAGGAGAAGAAGCTGTAGCTGCTTACATAAAGGCCGAAATAATTAGCTGCAATGATGGTAATGACAAATATGATTATGATATATGGTCTAACGATGAGCGCAGGATAGAAATAAAGACTAAAAGAAGAACAGTTGAACCGAGAGATTACTATGATGTATCAGTTGCTAAAACAAGTGCGCATCAAAGACCCGATCTCTACATTTTTGTAAGCATTGAATTTGAAGATATGAAGATGGTCAAAGGTAAGCGCGCTTACTATGGTATCAAAAACATTTGGATAGTAGGGCAGGCAGAGCCTGAAGATTATTTTGCTAGAGCCAAAATTTGGAGGGCTGGAGATATTGATAAACGAAATGGTTTTAAAACACATGTAGATATGTACAACCTGCCCATATCAGAAATAGATGAGTTAGATGATAGTTTGCTACCACAGGAGCAGTAGTCTTGGAACGCTAGAGTTTTGCCAGCAAAAATATTTTTTGCAATACAACCTCTCCTTCAAAGACAAAACCAACGCAAAAGCCTTGATGGGTACTATTACCCATAAAGTCATGCAGACTCTTGGAGACAAGAAAGTCGCAATGAATAAAGGTCTTGATATTGTAGAAGACGAAGAGACTGGCAGGAACCTGACATTAGAAGAGTGTGACAATCTTGAGCTTTTGAACAATATAGCTTTCGATTATTACACAAACGCTTTCCCAGAAGTCAATCTTGGAGAGAAAGAAAAAAGGCAATGTCTTCGCTGGGCAGAAAAAGCTGTAGCTTATCAAGATGGATTGTTAGATCCTAGAAACCAAAACGTATTTGCGACTGAGTTATTTTTTGATATAGAGATAAAAAAACCTTGGGCAAAATACAAGTACGAATTTGAAGGGCAAACAATAGAAGGATACTTATCAATAAAAGGCACTGTTGACCTCATCCTAGAACATGGTGACGGATACTACGAAATACTAGATTACAAAACTGGAAAAAGAATAAACTGGGCAACAGGAGAAGAGAAGACTCACGAAAAACTACAGAAGGACACACAATTACTTCTTTACTATTACGCCCTAAAGAATATGTATCCAGACAAGGAATTCTCAGTCAGCATTTATTACATCAATGACGGCGGACTATTCTCAATGGTGTTTGATGAAGAAGATTATGAAAAAGCCGAACAGATACTCAGAAAGAAGTTTGAGCAGATAAGAGACATAGAACAACCAAAACTCCTATCTAATGAAAACAAGCATTGGAAATGCCAGAAGTTATGTAAGTTCAGTCAGCCCTACAAAGAAGGTGCTGAAAAAAGTGTTTGTCAATACATCAGAGACCAGATAAAAGGTCGAGGTATTGTCGAAGTTGTTGAAAAGTTTGGAAAAATTGAAAAGATCGCCACTTATGGAGATGGCGGCGGAAGATTAGCAGAAGATAATAAAAAATGAGTTGGACTCCACTACACCTACATACGCATTACAGTTTACTAGATGGCCTCTCTAAGCCCTCACAGGTCGCCTCACGCTGTTCAAAGCTCGGCTATACCTCCTGTGCTATGACAGATCACGGCACTATATCTGGAGCTGTGGCCTTCACACAGGCAATGAAGAAAAAGAACATCAAACCAATACTTGGGTGTGAGTTCTACCTAAGCCAGCAAGATTGCACAATTAAAAACGAGGAAAATAGGAAGCTCAGTCACCTTTGCGTGTTAGCTAAAAACAAGCAGGGTTGGGACAATCTAATTCAGGCAGTATCAAAAAGTAATGACGAAGAAAATTATTACTACAAACCAAGACTAGATCTTTCTACTCTAGGTCAGTTTTCTGATAACCTAATTGCTTTTTCTGGTCATCTAGGAAGTGATTTGGCCAATGCAATATTTGTTGATGTGAAGTCTGCGTATAACGCCGTAACGATTGACGAAGTCAAGAGGTACACACATCCCGAATGGGATAAAAAGGTTCTAGAGATAGCCAATAAATATAGAGATATATTTGGTAAAGACAATTTCTTCATAGAAATACAAACCATTGATGAAGAAAACTCTCCTGCTTCAAATTTGGTAGCGCAAGGATTGAGATACATCGCTAAAAAATATGGATTCAGAACAGTTGCTACTGCTGACTCTCATTATCCAGAAAAGCAAGATGCTAATGACCAACTCTTGTTGTTATGTTCTTCTTTGAAGACAACTCTTCCAAAGATAAGAAAGAAGCTCAAAGAAACTGGAGACTCGGCTTTTACTGGCTTCATGAGGTCTAACAATTTTCATATACCTTCATTAGAAGAAATGCAGGCAGTCAATACTCCTCAAGAAATTGCTACAGCAATGGAAATCGCTGATATGTGTGAGGAGTATGACATTTTAGGCAAGCCAATGCTTCCTAAATTCAAATGCCCCAAAGAACAAACAGAAGAGCAATATCTCAGAAACCTATGTCGTGATGGGTGGAAAAATGTATTAATGCCAACAGGCAAAGTTAATACCCAATCGGCAAAAGATTTATACACAGAGAGAATTAAAGCAGAGCTTGATGTCATTAGTGAAGCCAATCTTTCTGGTTATTTTTTGATTGTTAGAGATATTGTTAATAGTGTGCATGAAAGAAATCATATTCCGGGTCCCGGAAGAGGTTCTGCTGCTGGATGTTTAGTGTCATACTTAGTTGGTATAACTCAAGTAGACCCAATTGAATATGGCTTAATTTTTGAAAGATTTTACAATGCTGGAAGAAATACTGCTGATAGAGTCTCCTTGCCTGATATTGATATTGATGTACCGGCTACTAAGCGCGATGAAACCATCGACTATATCCGACAAAAGTACGGAAACGAAAGAGTTGGTCAGATGGTAACTTTTGGTAGACTGCAAGGACGAAGCGCATTAAAAGAAGTTCTGCGCATGAATGAGGCTTGCGGTTTTGAAGAAATGAATAATATAACCAAAAGTCTTCCGCACGAACATGAAGTATCCGATCAATTAGCTGAAATGGAAGAGTCTTCTGTTATAAAATGGACTCTAATGAATCAACCTGAATCTTTGCGTGGCTATTGCCGATTAAATGATGATGGTGAGCTTGAAGGAGACTACGCAAAAGTATTTGAACAAGCCATGAGAATTGAGGGAACTTTCAAATCTCAAGGAAAGCACGCTGCTGGCGTAGTCATATCTTCACATAACTTAGATCAAGTATGTCCTATGGTGAGAGACAAAAAAGGATCAGAAAAAATTGCTGGTCTTGAAATGAATGATTTAGAAGCTATGGGTCATGTAAAATTCGATATATTGGGAATCTCATTGATGGATAAAATTATGGGTGTGAGAAACCAACTAGAGAAAGCAGATGCATAAAAAAAGCCACAGAGAGTCCATAAAAGAAAAGATAACAAACGGAAGATACGTTGAGTATAGAGGCTTATCTATTTGTAAGATAAATGATTTTTACCCTCTTACTAACGGGAAAATAAAATACCAAGTCCACTCATATTACTTTAGTGAGCTGTATGAAGATATTGAAGAAGCGTTAGATAGATTTTTTGAGATAAGAAGGAAAATTAGATGAATTATAGAGACATTATTGTCTTTGATTTTGAAACTGGATCAAGGAATCCAGATAGGACTCAGCCAGTACAAATTGCCGCAGTTGCCATACATGGGCGAAAACTAACAATTCAACCTGATGGTTATTTCAATAGCTTGATGCGTCCAATATTTGACGATGAAGAAGCTTTAGAGCTTGGGTTAGACCCAATAGAAGACGAAGCTCTTGCCGTGAACGGTAAAACAAGAGAAGAGCTAGCAAAGGCTCCATCCGCTAAAACAGTATGGAAGAAGTTCACTAATTTTGTAAACAAATACAACTTCAAAAAAACACCTTATTATGCCCCAATAGCCGCTGGATATAACATTGTCGGCTTTGATATGCCTATAGTTCAAAGATTGTGCGATATGTATGGGCCAATAGACAAAAAGACAGGAAAACAAACTTTGTTTAATAAAATCCACAGGATCGACGTAATGGATAATGTCTGGATGTGGATGGAAAACAATGCTGATGTAAAATCCCTAAGCATGGATTCCATGAGAGACTTATTTGGCATGAGCAAAGAAAACGCTCATGATGCGTTACAAGACGTTAAAGATACCGCCAATCTTATGATTGGCTTTATGAAACTACATCGCCGTGTTGCACCTAAAGTTAAATTTGAAAAGGCGTTTGCAGATGGAAACATCCACATATAAAGAAGAAGTCTGGAAGCAATTAAATGCTATTTCAAAAAAGTCTTGGAGAATGGCTTTAAAGCAATTATTTTCAGACCCAACAAACAGATCTCAAGTTGACGCTTTGAGAAAAGAAAATGATCTAACAGCAGCTTACGAATTTGGTGTTTACTCTGGAAAGAGCATAGTAGAAATTGCAAACAACATAGTAGATATTGAAGTTATTTATGGCTTTGACTCTTTTCAAGGTTTGCCAGACAACACCGATAAAGAAAGAAAAGACTCCATAGCAAAATCAGATTTTTACCAATGGAAGTCTGGAGATTTCGATGCCTCCAGTCTTTATGAAACCAAAGACGTTAAATCTTTCTTAAGTGAAATTTTTGCAGAAAATCTAAATACGCCAGTGCATTTAATAGAGGGTTGGTTTAGCAAAACTCTCAACAAAGAAACCATAAGAAAATATGACTTGAAGCCAGCGTCTTATATTGACATTGATGTTGATACTTATTCTTCTTGTTGCGAAGTGTTGGACTTTGTTTTCGATAATCAAATTGCTGTTTCTGGAACAGTTATTGGATTTGACGATTGGGGTGGAACTGTTAACTGGAAAACTTTTGGAGATGGTGTTTCCAAATCTTTCGTAGACTCTCTAAAAAAACATGGAGTTGAAGCGGATTTTGTGGTTCAGGTAGGAGCTTCTTATCCTCATGTACATAGATTATATTTGGTAAGGTGATTGTCTTATGAATACTTTTGATCCACTTAAAGTTAGCTTTAATGATGAGGCAACTTGGGACTTGATTTGTTCTGGGCATACTAAAGGAGTCTTTCAGCTTGAAAGTAATCTCGGTAAGTCTTGGGCTAAACGAGTTAAGCCTAGAAATGTTGAAGAACTTGCTGCGTTAATTTCTATCATCAGGCCGGGTACATTAAAAGCCATTCAAGATGGCAAGTCAATGACCCAAAGGTTTGTTGACAGAAAAAACCTAACCGAAGAAATAATTTATATCCATGACTCCCTTGAGCCAATCCTCAAGAACACTCAAGGAGTTCTTGTGTATCAAGAGCAGTCTATGCAGATAGCGCAGCAGCTAGCTGGATTTGACCTTCAAGAAGCCGACAATCTAAGAAAAGCGATTGGAAAGAAAAAAGCCGATCTAATGGCTAAAATCAAAAAGCAATTCTTAGCAGGCACAAAAAAGAAAGGCATAGTAGATGCAACGACGGCAGAAGAAATATTTAGTTGGATCGAAAAGTCCAGCCGTTATGCTTTTAACAAGTCTCATGCAGTCTCTTATGCAATTTGCGCTTATTGGAGTGCTTACGCTAAAGCACATTATCCACTTGAGTTTTACTGCAACTATCTTCTGCATTCGTCGAGCAAGATAGATCCTCAGCTTGAAGTAAAACAATTAGTAAATGACGCAAAAAATAATGAGATATACATCAATCCTCCATCTGTAAAAGCAATAAATGCGAAGACAGACATAATCGACAAAGAAATTTATTTCGGTTTATTAGATGTAAAGACTGTTGGTGAGCGACAGGTAAACAAATTCAAAGAAGTTGTTGAAGATAACGAAATTCGCATTAATAAAGATCTGAAAGATTGGTCTTGGTATGAATTTCTAGTTCTTGCTTCACCTAGCCTTAGTTCTAGAATGCTTGTTGCGGTCATATCTGTTGGCTTTTTTAGTCATCTACCAGAATCTAGGTCTAGAATGATTGACGAGCTAGATACTTGGAATGAGCTTACCAAAAAAGAAAAAGAATGGGCAATTGATAACTTCCATAGATTCGACAACATAATAGACTTGCTAGTAGCATTGGCTCCAACCAAAAAAGAAGGTGGTGGAACTTTCAACTCAAAAAGGTCAATCAAGATAAAAGACTTAGTGATTCAATGCAAGAACCCTTCTTACTCCCTGAATGATGACCCAGAATGGGTTATAAGAACAGAAGAGCATTATTTGGGAGTTGCTCTTACTTACTCTAGAGTCGAGGCTTATGACACTAGACTAGCTAACACAACAATAAAAGAGTTTGTTGATGGAAAGCGTGGAGATGTTAAAATAGCAGTAACGATATCTGAAGTTAAAAAATGGGTCACTAAAAAAGGAAAAATGCAAGGATCTGAAATGGCTTTTCTTTGCGTTGAAGATACGACTGGAACACTTGATACTGTCACCGTCTTCTCTGAAAAGTGGAAAGAATACAAGAATGTACTCTATCCCGGAAATAATGTCATAATTTCTGGAGCTAGCAGTGCTTCAAGCAGAAGACAAATAGATGACGGGCTTGTTGTTCAAGACATTATAGAGCTGAATTGACAAAAAATACTTTTACATATAACATTTATATAACCATCAAACATACGAGGAATAGATGAATACCATTTCTAATTACTGTCGTTTTATTGGAAAAATGGTCAGCAATCCAAAACTAACTGAGTTTGAAGCTACTAGTTTATGTACATTCACTCTAGCGATAAATGAGTATCGTAGAGAAAAGAATGGCGAAAAGAAAAAGACTGTTAATTACTTTGACTTTGAAGCTTGGGATAGCGGCGGACTTGCCATCAATAAACATTGCGAAAAAGGTGACATAATCGACCTAGTTGCTTCAGCAAGAAACAATTCTTGGATTGATAAAAATGGAGAGAAAAGATACGCAACGAAGTTTAGGGTAAAAGAATTCAAACTATTTAACACAACTAGGAATAAAGAACCTTCAGGTGTCGAAGAATAAAAAAGCGTTAGACGCTAAAGAGCTTGAGGAAAAACTCATCCAAGACAATTACGGGTTGGTTATTTCACAGGCTCTTCGTTTTTTTGAAGACCCTAACTTTGACGATTACGTTCAGGCCGGTTTGATAGGCTTGCTAAAAGCAATCAGAAAATACGATAGTAGTAAATCCCAGTTTGTGAAATACGCTGCTACTTGCATAAAAAACTCTATATCCAGTTTGCAGAAAAAAATAAACAATCATGGATCAAAAAAGGCAAGGGTTGTAATAGAGCAAGACAAGCAATATTCAACAAAAGAGCGATTAAAAAACTTATTGCCAGAATCCATATCTGATGACGATAGGTTTATACTAAATTGCAGAATAGAGGGATATACCAACTCAGAGATAGCTAGCTTCATGATGTCTAACAAGAATGAAATTAAGAGCAGAATAGAAATCATAATAAAAACTTTGCAAGATCACAATAAATGAGAAAAAAAAGAATACTATTTTGCGGCGAGGCTACATATCTTAATACTGGATATGCTACTTATCTTCGTGAAATTATGAAAAGGCTGCACGCCACTGGAAAGTATGAGTTAGCAGAGTTCGCTAGCTATGGAGAACAGGGCAGTCCAAGTGCATCATCTATTCCTTGGCATTTTTACGGAAATCTTCCAGTAAATGATGAGCAAAAAGAAGTATACGACTCGGTTCCCACAAACCAATTTGGTGAATGGAAATTTGAGGCTGTGCTTTTGGATTTTCTTCCTGATATTGTTTGCGACATTCGAGACTTTTGGATGCTTGAGTTTCAGGAAAGGTCTCCGTTCAGACCTTACTATCATTGGGTGATAATGCCCACTGTCGATGCGTTTCCTCAAAATGAACAATGGTTAGCAACTTTTGCTAATGCAGACGGTGTCTTCAATTATTCAGATTGGGGACATGATGTGCTAAAAAAAGAATCGAACGGCAAAATCAAATGCTTAGGTTCTGCTCCTCCTTCTGCTGACGCTGCTTATGTCCCTGTAGAAGACAAGCAAAAACACAAGATGAGTTTTGGTTTTGATCCCAAAGCAAAGTTTGTTGGCACGGTAATGAGAAATCAGAGAAGGAAACTATTTCCCGATCTATTTGAAGCATTTAGACTATTCCTCGATATGTCTGGAGATAATGACACTTATCTATATTGCCATACAAGCTATCCTGATCTCGGCTGGGATATACCAAAACTATTAAACCAATACTCCTTGTCTAGTAAAGTTCTATTTACCTATGTCTGTAATAACTGCGGACATACTTTTCCCTCATTCTTTTCTGATGCTAGAAGAAAATGCGGATCTTGCGGTAAATTCTCTGCTGGACTATCAAATGTTCAAAAAGGAGTATCTTACGAATACTTAGCAAGCACAATGAATCTATTTGATTTGTATATTCAATATGCAAATAGCGAGGGGTTTGGTTTACCTCAAGTAGAAGCAGCGGCTTGCGGTGTTCCAGTTATGAGTGTTGATTATTCAGCAATGAGTAGCGTAGTAAGAAAATTAGGTGGAGTCCCACTAAAAACAAAAGCTTTATACAACGAAGTGGAAACAGCCTGCAATAGAGCAGTCCCAGATAACGAGAACACAGCAAGAGAGATTAAAAAGTTTTTTGATCTTAGCGAAGTCGAAAGAAAGTCTTTATCTAATACAACAAGACTAAATTTTCAAAAATACTATCAATGGGATAAAACAGCCAAGAAGTGGGAAGAATACTTTGACAGTGTAGACATTAGGCCATCAAACCAAAGTTGGGGCGCTCCTGCTAAATTACATCAGCCATCACCTCAGTTGAATATTGATCTACCTCCTTCGGAATATGCTAGGTGGTTAATAACAGATGTGTTAGGAGAGCAAGAAAAATTAGGAACATACTTTGAGTCTAGGTTAATACGAGACCTGAACTATGGAATGTATATCAATGGTGCTGGAGAAATGTATCTCAATGAAGACTCCTATAAATTTGTTAAGCCAAACTATGAAGAGTTTGGGCAAGAAGAAGCCTACGAAATGATGGTTGGCCTCTGTAACAGAAGGAATCAATGGGAACAAAAAAGGAAAGACCTTTTATCATGAAAGTCCTTTACATAGGTTGTTATAGAGATGGTACTGGTTGGGGGCAAGCAGCCATAGATTACATACTTGCTATGGATCTTGCAGGAATTGATGTAGTTCCTAGACCAATCAAGCTTAACTCTAGAAATCATCAGCCACCAAAAAGAATCTTGGAGTTAGAGGCCAAGAGTTCAAGCGGTGCGGATATATGTATTCAACATACATTGCCGCACTTAATGGACTACAGCAATAAATTCAAAAAGAATATTGCTCTTTATGCTACAGAGACAGACAGTTTTGTTGATTCTGGCTGGTCTAGAAAAATCAACATGATGGACGAAGCATGGGTGATAAACAACCAAATGGTTGAATCATCAAAGAAAAGTGGAGTTAATATACCAATAAAGGTTGTTCCTCATGCTAGCGATGTAAAAAAGTTTTACAAAAAGTATGACAAGCTTACATTGCCGCAAGCAGAAGGAAATTTTGTCTTTTACACGATTGCTGATCTGAACAAAAGAAAAAATCTTGAATCTTTTATAAGAGCTTTTCATACTGAGTTTGAGCCTTCAGAGCCTGTTTCAATACTTATTAAGTCATCGAAATATGGAATGGCCGCAGAAGATACGGCAAAAAACATAAAAGATATATGCAACAAAGTAAAGTCTGGTATTAAAAAATTCATCAGCCTCGATGCTTACAAAGAAGACCTAATAATCGCAGATTTTATTAACGATGAAGCAATTTGTGGAATACATGAAAGCTGTGATTGTTTTGTGATGCCCAGCTATGGAGAGGCTTGGTGCATCCCTGCTTTTGACGCTATGGGGTTTGGCAATACTCCTATCTGTACGAATGTTGGTGGAATGGCTGACTTCGTTGGACATGCTGGATTCTTGATTGAGGGGAGGCTAGAGCCTGTTAGAGACATGACAGAGACTTTTGCAGACCTGTTTACTGGAAACGAAAATTGGCTATCTATTGACGAGCTAGAGCTTATGAAAGTAATGAGACATGTTTATGAAAACAAAGACGAGCTATCAAGGATGCGTCAAGAAGGTTTAGAACAAGCACAGAAGTATTGTCATAAGAATATTGGCGATTTAATGAAGGGGTTGTTAGATGCTTAGTCCAATCACTTCGATAATTAGAGCAGCCACCAGAAAGAAAGAAGATAAGCTCAATATTCTCACTTTCCCAACGCATGAGCGTTATGAAAGCATGTTGGCTAAAACTGGTCATAACTTTTACGCATATCGAGCAGAAGGAATAAAAGACTGGAACGAGACTTATGCCAAAATTCCAGAAAATTACACTCTTCTAGATCCTGCTCTTGGAGATGCTCAAGTTCCTCAGTATGTTGATTTTGATTTAGTTCTTTCGCAGAACAAGTTTGGTCAATTTCAAAAAGCAATACAGCTATCAAAGACTCTGCACCTACCCCTCATTAGCTTAGAGCATACACTTCCTATGCCTCAATGGGATAGCAATGTTATGACGCAAGTTAGAAACATGAGAGGTGATTTGAATCTTTTTATATCAAAATACAGCATTAATGCTTGGGGATGGGAAGATAAGAGCGACACGAGTGTCATAACTCATGGAATAGATACGGATTTGTTCTGTCCAGCGGATGTTGAAAGAAGCGACGAAATCCTATCAGTCGTTAATGATTGGATAAACAGAGATTGGTGTTGCGGTTTCAATATATGGAGAGAGACAATAGATGGATTGCCTTATAAAGTTGTTGGCGATACACCCGGTTTGTCTAAGCCAGCGTCTTCTACTGAAGAACTAGTCTCAAACTACCAGACCAGTAGAATATTTTTGAATACTTCAACAATATCTCCAGTTCCAACAGCTTTAATGGAGGCAATGTCTTGTGGGTGTGCTGTAGTCTCTACTGCAACCTGCATGATTCCAGAAGTCATAAAACATGGAGAGAATGGATTTATAACAAACGATCCTAGAGAAATGAAAGAATATTTAGTTCAGCTTTTGAACGACGAAGACTTATCAAAAGAAATGGGTGAAAAAGCTAGAGAAAGCATTGTTTCTAGGTATTCTGCTGACAAATTTGTTACTAAATGGAATAAGTTTTTAGACATTGCGTCTAGAAAAGTTTATAGAGGCTAATATGAAAATTAGAATAACTGTAGGCGCTAATGAGCAACTAAGTGGGTATGTAAACATAGATCCAATTAGCAAGTTTAATGACTTAGCAATAGACATACGAGATTTAAGTGAGGTTGTAGAGAACTCTGAATGTAGAGAAATCTTGGCTGAAGATGTTATTGATTTTCTTGAAAAAAAGGAATCGTTTACGGTAATATCAAATTGGATTAGTAAATTAAGACATGGCGGCAAAATAATAATTACCTCAGTGGACGCTCATGTGACCAGCGGACTACTATATAAAGGAAAGATAGAATTAAGCACATTTAACAAGCTTATGCATGGAAATTTTACTGCACCTTGGGATGTTAAACTTAGTCATAGCACTATAGAAGAGATGTCTAGTTTCCTTATCTCTCAAGGGTTGGTAATTAACAAAAAAAGACAAAATGGCCCACATATGATAATAGAGGCAGAAAGACCATGACAGACGAATTGTCAGATTTATTTTCCGAAATGCAAGGTTCGGGAACCAAAAAAGAAACATCGGAATTGGTGACTTCTTGTGAAGATTGTATTTTTCTAGAAGACCTTGATTGCAAACTTGGCAATATATCTAAGTACCAAAAAAGAGGAGTACGAGTATTGCAATCAGAAGGCAAGGAAGGTCAACCAACACTAACTGTTGGCACTATATGCCATACATATAGAACAGAGCTATGGGAATTAGCCAACGATGATGCAGAGGATATACTCGACGTTTTGGAATCGGAGACCGACCCAAAAGTTGGATTTTTCATCCTAGTAAAAAATAATCATGAAGGACTAGAAAGAAGCATAAAATCAATTCTCGACCAAGAGATATTTTCAGCAAAGTATATTTTAGTAAGTTCTACTCATGAAACTGATCAAATAGAAATAATACAAAAAACACAATCAATTCTTGCAGGCACAGAAATACCATATAAGGTTCAACGAATTCTTGAAGAAGAAGTGACAGATGATCAATTTATAGACTTGTCATTTTCTAACGCAAAAAACGGCTATTATTGCGTATTAGAGTGTGGACATGAAATACCAAGTGATTTAATAAAAATGCTACACAAAGCTTTAGTATTTGATCTTCATAGCGTAGCTTATGTAGAGGGTTACGAAGGAGTAAATGGAAGAACAGTACAATGCTCAATGCACAAGTTCCTTATTGGAAATAAAGGAGCAACAGTAAAAACAAAGATATTAGAAGGCGAAGACTACGACAGACAGCAAGCTAAATCAGAGCTGAGACCAATAAGAAAAGATTCAATGGTAAAAACTTGGGATGAACTAAGAAAATGAGCCTACCTAAAGTAACAATACTGATTGCAAATTATAACGATGAAGATTATCTAGACAGATGTATTGAAAGCGCTATAAATCAAGACTATCCGGGACATTTAAATATATGTATCGTAGATGATGGATCTACAGATAGTTCTTGGGAGATAATCCAGTCTTACTTTGATGATAAAGATGGAGATTTATTAGAGAAGACGAATACTGGTAGGTTTGGCAACACAAAGTTGACTGCTATAAAAAGTAAAAATGGAGGACCTAGTCCTGCAAGAAACATAGGTATAAACCATACGCTTAATGATACAGATATATATGCAATATTGGACTCAGACGATGAAATGTATGAAGACAAAATAAGTAGTTGCGTTTCAGTATTTGGAAAAGGTGGTGGAGCTATTGGAGTTGTATATGGAGATTATGATGTTCTTCATACATCGACTGGAAAAATAATAAGAGAGTACAAAGAGCCTTACAATAGGAGAAGGCTAGTAAGAGAGTGTATAGTTCATAGCGGATCTCTCATACTAAAAGAAGCATTAGTTTCTGTCCAAGAAGACACAGGTTTTTATGATGAAAATATGCGCACCTGTGAAGATTATGATTTGTGGATGAGAATTAGCGAAAAATACATCATAGCCCATGTTCCTAAATCATTGACTAAGGTTAGAGTGACTGGGGACAACTCTTCATTCATTGTGAACCAAGAGATCTGGCAAAAAAATTGGTCCAGAGTAATGGAAAAAATGCAAGCAAGATTAAATGGCTAATAGATTCACCACAAAAATTAAAAAGAGTGGATCAGGCTTGAAGCCAGAAAACCCTCTATCAGTAGTTATACCTGTAGCAGGTATGGGTCATAGGATGAAGTCTTATGGCCCAAAATGTTTGCTGCAAGCAAACCAACAAGAAACCATACTAGAAAAGACAATAAAGAATATAAAAAAAGAATATCCTTTTTCTGACATAATAGTCGTAGCAGGTTTTGAATCTGAAAAAATAGTAAAAACTTTGCCACACGACATAAGAATTGTAGAAAATTACAATTATCAGGATAGCAATATAGTAGAGAGTATAAGGCTTGGCATTAATGCATCTTCACATAAAAACATTATGGTTATATATGGAGATTTAATTTTTAATGTTTACTCAATACGTCATATAACCTCAGATGGTTCTTGTATAATTGTGGATTCAAAGTCCAGATTCAAGGACGAGGAGATAGGAGTCACAGTTGTTGATGATCACGTTACAGCTTTTGCTTATGGGTTATCAAAAAAATGGTCTCAAATAGTCTACCTAGAAGGCGAAGAATTTTTTGCTATGAAAAAACTATGTTCAGATAAGAGAAAAAACAAACTCTATTTATTTGAATTGCTTAATATTATGATCAACAACGGACATCAAATAAAAGCAAAAGAACCCAAGGGCATGTTAATAAAAGAAATAGATTCACTAAAGGATTTGTAATGGGAAATTATTGGGGTTGGATTAAAAACAACTACAAATGGTACGCTTGGAAATACGTAGAAGACAAAGTTAAAGTCAAGCTTGGACCATTTTATACGATAGAAGAAGCTCAAGAAGCGGCAGAAGAATATGAAAAT